CAAGGATCCCCCCAATATGACCTAGATTAATAAGCCAAATTGTATTTTTGGTAGAATGTTGGGTCATAAACCTCATTAATTCTATCCTGAATTCGTTGAAGTAAGCCGTCGTTTCCTTCTTTAAAACGAGCTTTACTAGGGTCACCGTCATAAATACGGTCCCAAGTAGACTGATACCTACGCTTCTGTGCATCAGTTTTCAACTTTGAAAGTGCTTCAGCATCTTCCTTTTTCAACCTATCGTTTAGCTGCGAGATAGGCACATTTCTAAAGAATTCGTTTTCGTCAAACTTAATCAATAAATTCACCGCAATTGAGAATGCTTCTTTATACTCATAAAGTTTTGCGAGTTGTTGGTAAAAGGCATATGTCCAACCAACAGGACCTAGACCCTTCTTAGTCTCTTTCATTAGCATTGAACGCACTACTCTGGTCCAAGCATAAACCATGACCAACTCTTTGGTTGTTGGATCTCGGAATAATCTATATTGTAGGAATGTTGGCCCGAATTCAAATTTCTTTTCATTAATTATTCCACCAAAGTCTTGTTTCATACCGATTGCAAGCTGCTTGCGGTCTAGCTTACCCTTTCGGTATACATGTAGATTGTCATCACCCATGACAAGCATGTAATATAATAGTTTATACACAAGGTCTGTATAACTATCGTCCTGCTTCATACATTGGTAAGTCATTTGCACTGCGTTAATAAGGCCACCACCTCTGTTCGTATCTATGAAGCCTGAGAATACACGTCCAAGTATCTCAAGGACTGACATATCTAAACCATCCATTAACTGGGTCTCTGTGGCAAAGATTGTACGCATAAAAGCGATTCGTTTGGACCTAGATCCATTGGCCTTGTAGATTGACATCGCTCCGATCAATACTAACATGCCTTGTCCTACTGTAGAATCGAAACTTGAATAGTCTTCATTTGCACATAATAAACCTAATTTTGTACAATCTTCTAAAATAGTAGTTAGCGCTTTCTTTAGCTCCTCATCATCTCTATATCCGATGAAAAGTGGTGATTTAGATTTGTATGCTTCGATCTCCTCCGCCTCTAGCTGATTTAGTACTAAGTTCAAAATTCTGGATACAGCTATTAGTAATCTACCTTTACCGCGTTGATTACGGCCATACATTGTTGAAACATTATATTTGTACCATTCATTATAATTATCTTTAATCTTTTCAGCATCACTCATTGTGATCTCTGCGTATGTACGTCCTGACGCATCATCGATTGTTC